TCTTGAAAGCTGAATGATCTGTGCCTAAGGATTTGAGCTGCAATAGATCGTGTCGTGTGTATCTCAACACACATGTTTACCATTTCAAACGGTGACCAATGTTTATGTTTGATCAGGTAATTAATTAACTTAGCACTGGTCTCAGTGTTGTTTTGATTGTTTGGATTAGATACACGTGCCATATAAGCTACGAGATCATCACCTTTGGGTGTAGAGTGGATGTAATTGACGTGGTGCATACAGTAGTAAACTTGTTGTGGTGGTGACGGGTGTATAAATACACATGTCTCAAAGTAATCTAGTTACAGTAGTAAAAGGGACTCCGAAGAGTCCCCAGTACAGAAAGTTGGGTCCACCCATCCCTTCTCCCTGTATAAGGCAGGGACCAACCTAAATCCAGGTGGGGACACCGTTTTTGTAGTTACCTCTAGCCTTTTCTCGTTGTTCTTTATTCATACCAAACACGAGGTGGTTAGCACTACCTTGTGGGTCTTCTATTGTAGACTTAAGGAGGTCGTTCCACTCGTCACGTTTGCGTTGATTAACTGCTTCTTGGGCAGATATACCCATGGCATCTGTAAAATACTTGACACCTTGGGCTAGGCAGTCAATCCTGTCGTCATGTCTAACCGCACCTTTTTCCATGCACATCCTACTCATTTGGTAGAACAACATGTACATAAGTCGTTTTTCTGGGGCTTCATCTCGGTTGGATTTGTAGTCCCAGTCAATGACGCTACGGTCGATAACAAGACGATGCTGATTAAGAATGGGCTCAAGAGCATCAATGATTCTTTGTTCTTTACGGAGGGTTGCTCGGACTTCTTCAACGCCTATAGCCTGTTTAGTTTGTTGTAGGTGTTTTTTAAACAGTTCGGCAACGATTCCGTCCCCGAAGTTTGTTTCTATAACCAATTTGGTTACGTTATACTTTTTACAACCCCTTAGAATGTCCAAAAGCGTTGTGTCTGAGTATCCATCTCTATAAGCTCGCATTTCATGCAAGTACAGGTAACCATTACGCTGGGAGATATAAGCTGCTGCTGTCTCATCTGAGCCTCTACCCGATGGATCAACTGAGCAGATTGTTTCTTGGTAAGGAAGCCACTCTCCTTGGAGCTGCATTGGACTGTAGAAATAATCTCCAGGTAAGCCGACAGTGGGAGCGTCCCGAATGACATTCTTGGGATCGCTGCACCAGATGACGGAATCAGGAGCAGTACTGGGGTTAACGGAAGTAACCACCAGGTCTTGCATTTTAAGTGGGAACTTGTCAGCGTCACTAAGGGACGTGTCAAGCATAAATTGCAGCATAAAGTTGCTGCGTCCCATAGCCGCTTCACGTTCGATAAGATCATTGTCATCAAACCGGTCAGGGTCAGTAACATCCCACGATTCAGCACCCATATCAATGTCTTCCTGTAGCTGTGGAGCTATAAGACCTTCGTAGTTACTGAGGCTTCGTGGGACGCGAGCAGGCCACACAAACGGTCTGTAGTTGCGTTCTGCAAGCTTACGGTAGATCGTAAATGTAGTCTGAGGTGTACCAAGGTACATAATGCGGGAGTCATCCTTGGGTGTAAGGATAGACTCCGCTTCAGTACAGAGTTGCAGGAGTTTTTCCCGCATAAACTCTGTCATTGAGTTACCAGGAACTTCAATGTCGTCTAGAATCATTAAATCTGCGCGACTTCCGGTGAGCTGTCCAGTGATGCCCACCGACTTTACGCTGGGCGCTTGGTGGGGTGAGCAGTTCACATCGAAGCTTATCCTTGACCACCTTGCATCGTCGGACTTCGGGCGTAAATGAGAAAGCCATGGTGTTTCAATGATTAGTTTTTGTAGGAAAATAGACATGTTATCAGCGCGTTCTTTAGACGCTGATATGATCATAATCTTTTTTTCTGCATCCTTAAATAGAGTCCAAAGAACAAACGCTCCAGTAATCCATGACTTACCGACACCACGGAAGGCTTGGATCTGGAGTCGTTTAGGACCATTTTGTAGATAGTCTGCGATGGCATATTGGGCACGGGTAGGTTCTGGTAGATCCAGTTGTCCCCACAATGCTTGCAGAAACAGCTTAAAGTCGTCTTGTAGGGCGGTTACAACGTCAGTCATTTAACCTTTTGAATAAATTTGTTAAGCTGTGCTTTGATGTCAGCACCTTGTTCAATATAACCAAGCTGCTTCCCTGTTTTAATGTTTTCAACTACAATAGAGTCAACCATTGGATCATAAAAAGCATCAATAGGTGAGTCAGGAATACGATCTAACGCAGCGTCAACGTTATCTTTAAAAGTTTTAAATTCAAAATCAAACAGTTCAGAAAGGTTGTCTACATTTCCAGGTTTTTGACCTTTAGCCCTAGCAGTGTTCCAATAAGGACTGCTTAACCGCCTGTTATGTTCAACATATGTTTGGATGTCGCCAGCTTGTAACATCAAATCACCTTTATTTTCCTTAACCATTCTGTTAAACTGTTGTCTATCAAATTTTTCTAAGGAATCTGACGTTATATCTCTACCACGTCTGGTTGCAGCAGAAGCTTCTTTACCAGATTTTGGTGTCAAAGCCAGTCTAGGTTCACCAGTAGGTTTTGTACCTTTTGGGCGTGGTATGTACTCTTCACCTTTAGGATCAACAAATCTAGGAAATCCGTGCATAGAACCGTGCTTAGCCATGTAGGCATCAGCATCATCCATGTATTTAGATGCGTCTTCTGCAACTTCAGGGAAAAGTTTACCGACTTTTGTAATACGAATGCTGCCTAAAGTAGGTAACAATTTTACTTCACCTAAACCGGGCATAGCAACGCTAGTCAATAGTGCCGCAGCATCAGCAACTGGTTTAGGTACAAAAGACTCAATCCTGCTAGCCACACCTTCAGCAGCTTGTGCTTCAGTTATAGCTTGAGTTTGAGCTAAATTTTCAGCAGCTTGTAAAACGTTTGTACTACCACTAATAGGGGTAACAGGTTGAGCAGCTTGTTGTTGGTTAGCTGCTCGAAACTGTGATAGATATTCAGGGATTAAAGTGACTGCGCCAGAAATACGATTACCCAATCCTCGGATTAGATCGACTCCAGCGTCTAGCTGTTCACCAATACTTGGAGGGTTATCGTATTCTAAACCTAAAGGATTGCCGTCTTCAAACATAGTCAGTTAATGTGTGATGATATTAAACCCTCCCTAAGGAGGTTTGTTCCAAATTTGGCTCTCATCCAAGATTGCCAATGGTGGCTTCCCTTGTCCTGATTACAGCAGGTGCAGGCTGGTACGACATTCGATGTAATGTCTTCACCCCCAAGACAGCGAGGATGAACGTGATCCAGTGTAAGTTCGTGTAATTCATAAGTTTCTCCACAATAAACGCATGTACAGCCGAAGTGTTCCTTAACGGCACGCCTCCAAAGGCGCTTTGCTTCAGGGGACGTCATGGTTATTAGGTTGTGTAAATAATGATCAGGAGTTGGGAATAGCGGGGTCATGCAAGGCGAGGTCGGGTACGGTTCTTCTTAGGACTTTCAAGTTTACCTTTATTCGGTCCTGTGTGAGAAGCATCCTTACCGTCGCCGTTGCCATAAGTACCCAGCTTTCGATTGAGTTTGTTAGCAGCAGTACGAATCTTCAGACCTTTGTTGGTCTTGTTGTACTTAGCTTGCTGCTTATTGCGGCGCTTCCTGGCGCCATCATTGTTTTTGTAGTAGTTTGAAGTGTTACCGCTTGCCATAGAGTCTGCTTTGTACGAGTTCGGGGTCTACCTGTGGCATGACTTGAGCCAGTTTCGACAACGGGTTGCCTTCATAGGCTACACCGCTGATGTCATTGGTTTTAAGCCAGTCGCAAGCTGCCTTGAGATCCTGAGTCGTAGCCTCACCCGATTTAATACGGGCAAGGAACTCCTTAGTTACAAGGTTGTGTAGCTCGTTAAACTGATCTTCTGTTGCTTTTTTGTTAGCCATTACGCAAAACTATTTGATCAAGTTTGTTTTCGATACGTACCATGTGGTCTTCCAT